AACCAGATATTTGATTAACACGTTTCGCGATAGACTCAGAATATTTTACTAAGTCACCGACTTGAGAAGTCTCGTTCATTTTATCAACATCACCAGTGATTCTTTCGATTGATTCTTTTACGATTTTTGAATATTCGTTAAAATCTTCTACGGTAACAAAATTCCCAGTTCCTTCATTGATTGGGTTTTCAGAAGTATTTTTTTCCATTGTATTTTCTAATTCTTTTTGAATTTCTTTATTGTTCTCTTCTATATATCCATTCAGTTCGTAAATTTGTATATCACCGTCATTAGAGAATCCCAATGCTTCATTGACACGTTTTAATTCAGCATTTTCAAAGCCTGGATCTGCAACTAAATCATAAGTAAAAAGTTTCTTAATTTTTACATGACCATTGTTTTCTACAACCCCAGCAGCTCTGCTAGAAATATGAATAGGAATACCACCATCAACTAATGCTTGGGCTTGTTTTCCAGCTTCAGTATCTAGTAAACGAATTTTTCCTTTGACAATTTTATTTGCTTTATCATATTCAATTTCCTCAATAACATGAGAAACATTTTTTAATGATATATCAAATTGTTTAGGGTGGTCTAATTCACCTAAAAGCTTGCCTTCTTTAATTTTTTCTCTTAAGGCATCGATATGAGGAATAAGTTCTTTCTCNTCATAAATACGATTATTCTTATTCTTTTTTCCGATTTCTGAGAAAGTACCTTCTAAAACGTATTTATCATCCCCTGTGCCTTTTGCCTCTAACACACAAGATGATCTTTCGAGTACTAACAAATTTTTGTTTTCCATGGATAATAGATTATTTTGCTATTTTAATATATATCTTTGTCTTTCTATTGAATTTTTATTCCTCCTCTTCTGCCATTGCATCAAGTTTCTCTTGTTCCTTGTCCTTCATTCGTTGATTAGCTTTAATTTCAGCTTCACTCATATCCATGAATCGGCGAATTAGCCATTCAGAAGAGAAATATTTGATCTCATTACCATCAGGATCATAGTCTACAAGACCATCTTTCATTGCGGTAACAAAGTCAATTCGTTTTTGTAATAATTCCATTTCTTTCATCTCCTCAAAGATATTATATTTGTTAAATTTAACACCTACTTGAGCTTTGAATGAATCATCATTCATAAGATCTGGATAATCTAAAGTCATTTGGATCCATAATGGTTTAACCACTATTTCTTGGAATACGGATCTAAGTCTATTAATAAATCTACCAAATTTGATTTCATCTCTTGTCATTCCTTCAGCATTTAATTCCCATGATGGAGGATTTTCAACATCGAATCTATTCATTGGTATTTTAGATACACGTCTTAAGTTTTCTTTAAAGTAATTTAATGAGTCTGTATCTGAAAGATCAGGTCCATCACCACCGATTGTTTCGATTTGTGGAGAACCAGCATCACCTTCCGGTAACCAATACTCTTTATTGAATGGCATCATTGGACGGCCATTAGTTGATAATTCACCTGAATCATAATCAAAATCAACTTGTTCTCGATAGTTTTGCATAAGAACACCAAGTGATTGTTTTGCTCTTGTTTTTGACTTACCTCCAACCGGTATAATAAATTTAGTTTTGAATGAAGAATTAACTACTGCCCAAATAATTCTAGAATGTTCCATAATTCTTAGAAGGTTAAATGAACGTATTAATCTTTCTGTATAAGAAATTCTGGTTGGTGAATTTAAGTTTGCATATGAAAGATAAATGATTTGAGAATCATAAAGTACTCTTGCTTTAGCTGGTATATCTTTAAATTGTTTCCAAACTCTTTTTCCTTGGTCATCAATTCCAGGTTCTAATGTAATTGGATCTAATTCCTTAAATCCTATAATATTTCTTTGGTCATTATCATATATAATCTCAAAGGCAAGATAACCATCCACTAGCCATTTTCTAAAGTATGACCATGCAGTTATATCNTTNTTAAAACCAAAGTATTGATATATTCTTTTAAAATTGATTGATATAGCTCCTCTAATCTCATCTACTTTATCATCAGCCAATAAATCATCATCAAATAATAAAGGATCTGCAAAATAGTTTTTATCATCATATACTATACATTCATCACATAAAGTATCTAAAATTTCTTCTATTTCATCTTGTACAGCAAATCTCCTAAGCTCTTCTCTTTTCTTAGGATATGATTTGTCAAATATAGATATTGATTTTTTAAGTGCTATATCAGATAGTGCTAAGTTTGCAAACAAAGCATAATCATCATANTCACCACCAACTAACCCTCTAGGGTCATAAGTCCAACCAAATTGATCTTCCACAATACCAACGGCTTGTGAATTACGAAGTACCATATCATCGTACTTCATTCCGAATGAGCTCAATTGTTTTAATGCATTAGAAGCGACGAAACGTCTATCACTATTTCCGCCTTCTCCCCTTTCAACAAATCCTGCCATTTTACGATTTTTTTATTATTAGTTTATATATTCTTTTTCATTTGCCCACCTTTTTAAGATAGTCATCATACAATGCTTTAACTTGATTTTCTTGAACTTGATCAAAATTATTCCAATCAATCATTACGGCTCTTATCCAATCTTCATAACAAATAACAGCTAAATCTCGTGTTTTATTCATATAATATTGTCTGATACAAAAATCAAATCCATATTTCCAAAGCCATTTCTTCATCATATCATATTCTATTTGCACTTCCTCTTGTTCAAAAGCTCTTCTCCATTTTTTCCCTTTTGATGCATTTTTAATATCTCCAGCATATACTTGAAATACTCTGCCTACCATCCAATAACGAACAGCTTTAGGTAAAAAGTTTAAATTCATACCTAATTCTGTTTTTCCATTTTGATGTTTACCTAAAGAAATTACCATTGGTGAGTTATCAAAATAGGATAATTTGTCTCTTGTAACTGGATCATATTCAAAATGATACATTTTACCCCATGTTAATTCACTTTGGCTAAAAGGTTGAATGTAAGTCGAATCTTTATCTGCTAATGTTGAATCAAACCAATCTCTTGCATATTTAGCTGCTTGACCAGCACCACCATAATTCTTCTCCCATTCTTTAACATAATTCTCAAAATCTCCATTACCAATTTGACTTAATTCAGGTAATTCTGCAAATGCTTCTCCGATTATTTGTGCCATTATAGTTTAATTGTTTTAAAAAAGTCTTCTGTTACTATTTTGAATTGCCAACCTCGTTTATTGCAATATTCTTCAGCATATTTAATTTTGCACATATTTGTTACGTACATTTCATATGCATATTTATAGTTTTTGACACCTTTGGTTGTTTTTCTTTTCGGAGGATTTGGTTTTTTTAATTGAGCTTTAGGTTTAACTTCAATTAAATATTCNGTGTTTCCTTTTAATTGAATGTAATAATCNGGGAAATAAGAATGTTCCCGTCCATCTAAAGAATTGATGTATTTTATTTTAACTGGTTCAGATGCCCATCTAATGACTTCTGGATTAGCTTCACAATATAAACAAAATTTCCTTTCCCATGATGATCTGTAAATAATAGGGCCTTTGCCATGATATTTTTTACATTCATTTAATGGGAAATAGCCTTGACTAAANCCAGACTTCTTCTTTGGTTTATTATTTTTAATGTTCATATAGAATAGATACCACCATCATCACTTGATCCTGAGATACGAATAGTACCTGAATATTTTTTTGGATATAATTTATTCCATCCTTTTGCATATCCCTTTTTAGCAATTTGAGTAAAATATGCAAATGCATTTGTAGATTTTTCAGGATTAAATCTATCCCAATATTTGAATAGATCTAATTGAGCAAAAGATAAACAATCATTCCTATCTTCTGGATTTCTATATTTTAATTTTCTAATTGCCCTTTCTGAAAGCATAATTAACATTTGGACTGCTTCTGGGGTCAGCTTATCTTGCTCTTTAGATTTGATAATCTCAGCAAGTAAATCTTTATTTCTTAAATATACTTTTGCCATATCTTTAGATGTTTCTGTTTATTTATATATTATATGCTGATGGACACGAATTGTTTCAAACTAAAAAAAGGAGCCCAAAAGGACTCCTTTCCAAACGAGGGATATGTGTTTGATTAAATTTCTACAGATAAGTATTTCTTTTGAACATNAACAANTTCATTTGANGGCAAAATAGTAGAGATCATATCTTTGGTTCCACCTTCAGTAAAAGAACCTGCAGCAACTTGAACTTTCGTTCCAGGTGCATATGTTCCAACTTTAATTTTTAATTCTCCAGGAACATAATCAGAATCAGATGAATCTTCATGAACAGTTACACCTTTTGATTTGAACATTTTATTAAGCTTATCTTGTTCTTTTAATAATGCATCATTAAGAACTTTCTTAGCTTCTTGTATTGAGTTCATATCATCCATATTTAATTCGGATAATTTAGATATTTCATCTTTAATATAATCTATTCTTTCATAGATATCATGTTCTGCTTCTACTTTTTTAGATTCTTCATTAGCTTCACCTTCAAGTAAATCTGCTACTGAATTAGTAATATCATAATCAACAAATTCAGAAACCATATTAACAGCATCTTTAGTAGAATCTGGTTTAACTAATGTATTTTCATTCATTGAATCATTGATCTTATTTATATAAACTCCATTTTTAGTTTTAAGAACATTAACACTTACACCTTCNTAAACATTTGAATTAATTGTATCAACAAAATCTAATTCGTATAAATCATTTGCTTTTGCAACGGCATGTTCTAAAACTTTAATTGTAGAATATTCATCAGTTCTAAATTTTCCAGTAGATAATAATGATGCAGATAAATGGTTTTTATTAATTTCTTTACCATCCATTTCAACGGTGACNTTTCCTTCATCAATTTTAATATCAACAACTTTATTTTGAGAACTCAATCTTAATCCATTTTCAGTAAAAGTAAAATTCTCAGCTAATTGAACTAATGAAGCAAATTCATCGGTTAGTTCTTCACGTTCTGCAAGTCTAATATCTTCATTTTCATTCATTGCATATACACGTTTACCTACATAAAATAATGTATCACCTTCAGCATTTTCTAGTAATGGTGAAACCGGTTTAGTATTTGTAAAGCGTTGATCNGTTGTATCTGAAGTTCCGGATAATGTTTCAGTAACAGATATTAAATTTTTAACACCTGGAACCCATGAATGTTTTTTCATTTTATTAGGAAGTCTTTTACGAAGATCTGATTCACTAAGATCTTTTAATTCTTCCAATTGATTAATTGCAGCGGTAAAGGATTTAGAATCACGATTAGCTCTCAAAGCCTCTAATGTGTTCAATAACCCAAAAGTAACTTCATTTTCATAAACAAATTCGAATGATTCATTTATGAANTTGTTAATATTTGGGATCCAATCATATTGTTTAAGCTCTAAACATGCATCCCTAAGAATAGAATAATCTGATCTTAAATCTAATTGGCCAATATAACGTTCAACTAACATTTTAGATGTTCCNTTATTTTCGGTCAATGATTCATAAAGATTTTCCAACTTAGTACGCAAATTAAGATTTTCTACGACTTTTGACATTTTGTATCGATTTTTTTTATTAGTAATTTAATTATATATCTTCAACATTATTTTGAATAATGTAGTAAAGTATTATCCTAGCTTTTTTTCTAGCAAAGGTTTAACCATTTCTAAATTTTGTCTATCAGCATTTCCTAAAAGTGGTTTAACCTTTTCCGCATGATTATCAAATCTTGCAATTGCTTGATCTAAAGATTCAGCACCTTCCATAATATGTTTAGCAATCATAGTAGCAGGTTGCATGAATAATCCTGGTGATGGTTTCCAAGTATCATTAACGGATTCATTTATCGGCCATGTCTTAACTATTTTCGTTAGATCTGATTTGTATTTTGGATGAAATAAATACTGCTCTCCTGTTAGATCTTGTCCAACTAAAAGCTTATCACTCCAATTCCAATAATCATTCTTCTCCCATTTTCCGCGGCCACTTGCAACTTTATCATACAGTATTGTTACTTGGCCAAATTCTGCAGGAGTACTTGCCTCACTAGAAAATAGATAGCATTCATTTATATCAACTTTCCATCCTTTGGCTATATCTTCTACTGTCGTGTAGAATTCCTTGTCGGGTTTTATATCTTTTAAGAGATAATCTTTTAGATTTTCTTCGTTAAGTGCTTCAGTTAATTTCTTTTGCTTTGATTGATGATCACTATGTGATTTNGCTCCATCTTTTGGAATATCTCCTCCAAATGTTTCTTCAACTTCGATCTCATCACCAGTTTTAGCATCTTCAATACCTTCCTTATCTTTAACCTCTTCACCATNATCATCAACTGTAATTGAATCAGCTTCACCTAATATCTTTTTAATCTTTTCTAATTTCTTAGAATCTTTAGCAAGTTCTTTAGCAGCTTGTTCTAATTTATCTTTTGGAGATGCATTATCGCTATCTTTTATTTTCTCTTCATCTCCATCTTTTGGAGCATCATCATCAGGACCTTGGTATTCATCCTCATCTCCATCTTCAAGATCATCGATCATATCATCAATATCTTCACCATCACCTTCTTCAACTTGAAGAGTTTCTTTATTTAGTTTTTCAGTAACCTCATCAGAACCAGGAAGATCTAATAAAAATGCATTAGCAGCATCTTCAAATGTTGCTTTTTTAGGTTGATCTTCTTCATTTAATTCACTTAAGAATTTATTAGCGGTTTCTTCAAATGTAGCTTTTGCTTCATTAATTGATTCATTAACTNTCTTTTCACCACCAAATGCAACTTCAAATTCAGACATTGCTTTATCTATCCTCCAAGCCTCAACTCCAAGGGATGTTAAATATGACCGAATGATAGAAGAATCTTTACCTTCTCTAACTAATTGTTTAATCATAGGAACCAAAGAACCTGGCCCATAATAATTGTATTCGCTACTTAAGATTAAGCTTTCGTTACAAAACTCATCGAAATTTTTTAATTTAGCCATTATTGTGTTTTTATTTTGTTTATATATTTATCTCTGTACCAACATTTAATTACTACTCGCTCGTAGCGCCACCATCAGGAGGTAAAGGATGAGCAAAACCAGATGGATCGTTTGGCCAAGCATCATTTCCATTATTAAATCTAGCGTTAACTTTTTGCCATTGTTTATTGGCATTATATTCATTACCACCTGGTGCACCAGTATAAGGATCAATACTTCCAATACCACCTCCACCCGGAGCTCCGATATTCATTCCATTTTGCCAACTTTCAATAATGTTTCCAGCAAACATTTCAGTATTTGCAGGACCAATAAAGCCATTATCTTCATTTTTAAAGATTGGCATAAAGGTATCAACTTCTATAGCAAATGTAACTTTCCAAACTTTTTTATCTTGGAATGAATATTCAATTGGCCTTTCTTTTTGATAGTCTTCAGGCATATGTGCAACTGCTGGAATTCTAGTTCCATCTATATCTACTTGAAAAACCTGATGTTTATAGAATAATTCTAATAATCTTTGAATTGCTTTAAAAATATCTAAATTAGAATCTACATAAATTTCACCAGT